GGCAGGAGATCTTGCGAACGGTGTGGGGCTGCACGACAGTTAGGGAGTTTTTTTGTGAGTGCCAAAAAATCACCAGATCGCAGACAGCGCAAGACGACCCGAGACATTGGGATCGTGCCGCGCATTGACGTCGACCCAGCCGCCTTCCCGCCCGCTCCGGCTCACCTGTCTGATCGGTGGAAGGCCGCATGGTTGACCTTCTGGCAGTCGCCCTTCGCCCAACTTGCACAGTCAGCGCAGACCCCTGCGATAGAACGCCTGTTCGGGCTGTACGATGAGCGAGAGCGGATGGACGGCTACCTCAGGGAGAACCCGATGAGCATGGGCAGTCAGGGTCAGCAGATCCTAAACCCGATGTATCGGGTGAGGACTGCGGTGGACGCAGAGATCCGCCAACTTGAGGATCGGTTCGGGCTGAACCCGAAGGGTGGGCTACAGCTCGGCATAGTGTATGGAGAGGCTGCTCGAAGCCTAGAGGAGTTGAATGCTCGCATCGCCTACGCCGCAGCCAGCGAAGCGGAAGCGGAAGAGGACCCGCGCCGCCTCGCCGACATCGACGACCAAGCCCAAGCCTAAGACTCCGAAGTACGCTTCGCCGATCCCGCTGCCTCCGCCACCGTCTTGGGGCGGGGTCATCTGCCGGTGGATCGAGACGAACCTCGTGCATGGGGAGGGTGACAAGTTCGGCCAGCCGTTTCGCCTTGAGCCGTGGCAGCGCGCCTTCATCTGGCGGCTCTATGAATACGATCCAACCACGAATGCCCGCATCGTTCGCCGCGCCCTGCTCGGCACGCCGAAGGGAAACGGAAAGACCGAGTTGCTCGCAGCCATCGCCTTGAGCGAGCTGGCGGGACCGAAGGCACCGCTCGCACCCAACATTCCGATCGCCGCCGCTTCATTCGAGCAGGCGGATCTCCTCTTCGGCACCGCCCGGATCATGCTGACCCAAGGTCCGCTCGCCAAGCACTTTGAGGTCTATGACACCGAGATCCTGTTGAAGGATCGCCCAGGTCGGATGTATCGAGTCGCAGCCGCCGCAGGGACCAATGACGGTGGACGGCCGACGTGTCTGGTTGCAGATGAGTTGCATGAGTGGACGGGCAACAAGGAACGCGTTCATCTCGTGCTTTCCAACTCGTTAGCCAAGCGCAGCGAGGCGCTTGAACTGAACATCTCAACGGCTGGATCTGACGAGAACACGCTGCTCGGACGTCTCCTCACATATGGCAAGCGTGTCGCCTCCGGCGAGGTCAACGATCCATCATTCCTGGTCGAGTGGTGGGCGGCCAGCAGTGACCATGACCTTGACACGGACTACGGCTGGCGGGCGGCGTTGGAAGAGGCGAACCCAAGCGCGCCCGCATTCGTGAACATCGACAGACTGGTCGCACGAGCAACCGAGATCCCTCGCCACGAGATGATGCGCTACCACCTCAACCTCTTTGTCCAGCCGCCTGATCGCTGGGTCGGCGCGGAGGCTTGGATGAAACTCGCGAATCGAGAGCGTGTCATCGCTCCGGGCGAACGATTGAGCATCGGGTTCGACGGCAGCTACTCGCGGGATGCGTCTGTGTTGACTGGTTGCACAATGGACGGCTTTGTCTTCATGATCAAGGCGTGGGAGAAGGATGCGGCGAATCGTGACCCAGACTGGACGGTGCCACGCTCCGAAGTCGATGCCGAGGTGGATCGGATCATGAAGACCTACGATGCCACCCTGTTTGCAGACCCGCCTGGATGGCAGACAGAGATTGAGGAGTGGACTCGCCGCTACGGCACGCGCGTCGTCGTCTTCTCTACCGCAACTGTGGAGCGCATGGCACCAGCCGTCGATCGCTTCTACACGGCGGTCGCAACGGGCGAAGGCTTGCGTCACGATGGCAACCCCCTTCTCGCGCGTCACATGTCCAACGTCCACACCCGATTGACGCGGTATGGTCAGGTCTTGACCAAGGCCTACAAATCCAGCCCAGATCGCATTGACGCGGCCATCTCTGCCGTGGTCGCGTTCCAGGGTGTAAGGTTCATGAGCGTGGAAACCAAGCCGAAGCCAAAGGTGGAGTGGATCAGCCTGTGAAGTCAGCAATCCTCGAAGTCGTCGGCGCGATCATGATTGTCGTGGGCATCGCCACGGTGTCCCTACCGCTTGCCGCTATCATTTGCGGAACTGCGTTGATCGCCGCTGGATACAGCCTTGGGAGAAATAAGTGAGCATCTTACGCCGCATTCTTGGTGAGAACCGCTACATCGGTAGCACCTTCCTCACCGACAACCAGCCACTCGTCTCGAGTGCTGGCGTCGCAATCAATGAGCAAACATCGCTCTCGATTGGCGCTTACTATGCTGCCGTCAAGCTCTACGCAGACACAGTGGCGAGCCTCCCATGGGACACCTATATCAGGATCGACGGCACGCGTCGGCCGTATCGTCCATCTCCATCGTGGCTCACGACTCCGCAGCCAGCAAACCCAAACTTCACTGGATTCGATCTAAAGCATCGGATGACCAGTAGCCTGCTCGTGGATGGCAACTGTTTCGTGTTGTTCATCCGTGGGCGCAACGGCGATATCGTTGAGATGCGAGTGCTTGATCCCAGGAGGGTGGAGATCCGTCAGCGTGATGGCGTCCCGTACTACATCGTCACCGGGGAAGACAATGTTTCAGTTGAGTTGACAGCAGACGCAATCCTCCACATTCCGCTCTTTGCGACTGGCTCGATGCTGCGCGCACCCTCTCCAGTTGAACAGCATCGCACGACGCTCGGGCTTGCATCTGCGACCCAACTTTATAGCGCGAAGTTCTACGAGCAGGGTGCGTCCCCATCGGCAGTGATCAAGATCGCTGGCGAGTTGACGCAAGATCAGGCCGACTCGCTGCGGAACTCATTCAGCCGTCGGCATGAAGGCATCGACAAGATGCACAAGATTGCCGTGTTGACTGGCGGCGCGGACTTCCAGCAAATGTCAATGAAGATCAGCGACATGCAGCTTGTGGAGACCTTGCACTGGGGCGTCGAGTCCATCGCCCGTTTGATGGGCGTTCCGCTTCACCTGTTGCAGTATCCAGGCGGGAACACCTCATACTCAAGCGTCGAGGTAATCTCCATTGAATGGCTGAGGCTCGGACTCGGCCCTCTCGTTGCTCGGTTGGAAGCTGGCTTGCAGCGACTCGTCCCAGGTGCCGAACAGACCTTCATCAAGTTCACACTAGACGGACTGCTACGACCGACAACCGCCGAAAGGTACGCCGCGTACGTCACCGCCATGAATGCCGGCATCCTGTCGCTCAATGAAATCAGACGTCTGGAGGACCGTCCCGACGTTCCAGGCGGCGACGCGCACTATAAGCCATTGAACATTGGCGTCATTGGAGACGATGCACAAGGATGATTGAGATCTACGGTATTGATGGCACGCTGACGACGACGGGCGATACGCCGCGTCAGCCAATCATCGACTACATCAAGAGCGACGTTCAGGATGAAGGCGTTCGCATCTTCATCGTGAGCGGACGACCGATCAGTCGCCTCGCGGAGACGGAGCGGTGGTTGAATGAGAACAGCGTTCCCTATGAAAGAATCTTCCTGAATGACTTCTCAGAGACGCCAGGACCAGACGTTTCGCACGCCTTCAAGGCGTTCAAGTATTCCAAGCTCGTGGACGAATACGGTCTTGAGGAGATCGCCTATGTCGTGGACAGCGACCCAGAGGCTCGCGACGCGGCCGAGGGTATGGGCATCAAGGCCTACAGCCCCGAACAACTCCTCGCACTTCAAGAGGATGAGGAACGCGCACCGGTTGCTGGAAAGGATAAGTTCACCTCGAGAGAGGAGGCGCTGGCACGCGCCGAGCAGTTGGGTTGCGAGGGGACGCACACGATGACGGAGGATGGCGAGACGATCTACATGCCCTGTCGCACCCATGCCGCCTATGATGCAATCGTCAACCCGACCTCGCCATCTCCCGGCTACCGCGCAGACGCGCCAGCTCCTCCATCGGACCAGATCACTGGAAGCGACAAGAACGAGCCAGGCTCGGCAGCAAACCAGGCTGGCGACATCGACCTGAGCGATGCGACAAAGAAGGCGCTCGAAACCAAGGCGATGGATCACAACAGGGCGATGGCGGAGGGCGATCGTCCGAACTGGACGCGTGTCCGTGTCCCTGCGCTTGAAGCCGTCTATCGACGCGGCTCCGGAGCGTACTCCGTCAGTCATCGTCCAGGGATCAGTCGGGCGCAATGGTCAATGGCACGGGTCAACGCGTTCCTCTACCTTGCCCGAACCGGCGCTCCGCAGAACCCTGCCTATGTCGGGGACAATGACTTGCTGAACTCAGATCATCCGCGCTACTCCAAGAAAGAGCGCAGCCTTGAGAGCCGCGCTGTGTATGAGGTTCCCGCCTACATTCGAGAGGCAGCCCGCAAGGGATTGGAATGGTACGAAGAGGGGCTGGCGGGAGATGGCCTTCAACCAGAAACCGTGCGAGATGCCCGCGAGCTTGTCGATAATCGCGTGGACAGCGACAAGGTAGTTCGCATGGCTGCGTGGATTCGCCGACATCGTGGGGACTGGGAAGGTGTCCCACAGAACAGCGACCGAACCGACGAATCGTTCCCTGGACCCGGAGCCGTGGCGGGTTTCCTCTGGGGTGTGGAAACTACCGATCCCGACGGCGCTGATCGCGTACTCTCATGGGCAGACCGTATTATCCGTGCCGAGGAAGCAGAGAGGTTTGATGTGAAAGAGAAAGAGATTCGGTCCTTGCCGATTGGTGAGTATCGACTTGGCGAGTCCGACGAATCTGGTCAGCGAACCTTCACGGGATACGCCGCGATCTGGGACTCCGCTTCTGAGGGCTTGCCATTCGAGGAGCGCATCGCGCCCGGCGCATTCAAGCGAAGTCTTGCTCGCGCTACTGCGGGCCAGAAGATCATCTCATTCCTGTTCGGACATGACGAAACCCGTGCATTGGCAACGACTGCAAGTGGACGCCTGACATTGACCGAAGACGATAAGGGCTTGCGCGTGGAGGCGAAGGTCGATGAGAAAGACCCAGATGGCGCGAAGGTGATCTCGATGCTGACCCACGAAAGTCGTGCGGCCGGGATGAGCTTCGGGTTCCAAAAGGTGAGCGATGAGTGGACTGGCAACAACCGAACGATCAAGGAGGCGAATCTCTTCGAGGTCAGCATCCTTGCCGCCGGTGGCCAGACCCCCGCGTATCCTGCAACGCTCGGCTTGACCGCGATCCGACAAGTCACCGCGCCAAAGATTGGCGTGGAGGCTGAGGCGCTGGTCGCCACCCTCGAGGCAGTCAAGGCTGGACGTGAGTTGTCCACCGAGGAGTTGGCTGTCATTGATGCTGTCCGTACCAAGTTGTCGCCGAAGCAAGGGAAGGTCATTGATCCTTCTGTTGCAAAGGCGCTCGTGGACTTGGCAACGGCAGAAAGTGAATCACTCTAAGTCACGAGACGCCGCCCCGCTGCCCCAAGACGGCAAGCCCGCGATCACGTCATCCCGCTGAGGAGTGGATAGAAGAGTTGGGGATATACCCCAGAAAGGAAGTGGACAAATGTCTGACTTCGCAAAGCTCGCTGACAAGCGAGCAACTCTCTTGACGGACGCTCGCGGCATTGCCGTAGAAGCTGCCGACAAGGGGATCGCCCTGGAGGGCGAAGACAAGGCGCGATTCGAGAAGCTCGTGGCTGAGGCGGGAACGCTTGCTGAGGCTATGCGCTCGGAGAAGAACGCCGAAGAGGCCCGCAAGGCTGCGGACGAGGCTCGCGCCGAATACGCCGCTGTCGTGGCTCCTGCACCTGTGAAGGCCGTGACGGATTCTGACCGCCTCCGCGCGATTGGGCGTACGGGTGGTTCAGAGACCTTCGAGTACCGCGATGTCACGAAGAGCAGCAACCTGGGTGACCCGGTGGCAGTGTTCAATCGTGTCAACGTCGTGGCAGGCCAGATCAACCCGTTCATCAACCCGAGCGTCGTTGACGTGATTCAGGTTTCGACCGGCAATACGTTCAAGTACCCAGTGGCTACGGCCCTTGGTACGGCGACGGCGCCAGGCGAGGCAGGGACCATCGTCGAGAGCGACCCAACCATGGGTTCACTCGCGTTGACGCCGAGTGGGTTCAAGATTTTGGTGCAAGTGTCAGAGGAGCTTCTTGAAGATGCCGCCTTTGACGTTGCTGCGTTTATCGCCGATGCGGCAGGGCAATCTGTCGCCATTGCACATGGCGCGGCGGCAGGCACTGCGGTCGTGAACGCTGCGGGAACCGGTGTGACAGGCGCAACCTTTGTGCCTACCTATGCCGAGCTTGTTTCGTTGCAGTATTCGGTGAAGCAGCAGTATCGATCGGCACCAAAAGCCGGATTCTTGATGTCCGATGCGACCCTTGGAACAGTCCTTGGGATCACATCGTCCAACTTGCCGCTGTTCCAGCCAGGTGGAGATGGTGGCGTCGATCGCCTCCTTGGGAAGCCTGTCTATACGGCGGGCGGGATTGCTGACATTGCTGACAATGCCAAGCCAATCCTGTTCGGCGATCTTGGGCAGATCAAGACGGCAATCGTCGGCGGCGTCCGTGTGGACGTGAGCCGTGAGTATGCGTGGAACCTGGGCCTCATCTCGTACAAGGTTGAGGTCCGTGGAGCCACTGGTCTTGCTCAGGCGAGCGCAGTCAAGCTCTACGTCTGCGCCTGATCCGTCAGTAGCAGCTAGGAACTAGCGATGGGGGGCGGGCTAAGCCCCGCCCCCCATTCGCATGAAAGGGACCATGCTCGTCAAACTTTGCAAGCGCCGAGGGGAACATCCCACCGGATCGGTCGTGGACTTGACCGTCGAGGAGGCGGAGGCCCTGATCGGATTCGGCTTGGCAGAAGCCGTCGCAGATGTCGACGCAGAGGCACCCAGCAGCCTCGTAGAGCGGGCCAAACTGCCGAAGCAAGGTAGGACAGCCACCATCAAATCAAAGAGCCTGGACGTCTCTGGGTTGGGGGAATAGTCGCAGCCACCGATCGAGCGGTGGTAGCATCATGACGAATCGTTCGGACAACTAATCACAGGAGGTCGGTCAATGTCGTACGCATCTCTCGCGATGTTCAAGGCAAGTGTCGGCATTGCCGATAGCCAAGACGATATCGCCATCCAAAACGTCCTTGACGCAACGGATACGCTGATTGATTTGTATTGTGACCGGAAGACGGGATTCGGCACCGCCAGCGAGACTCGTTTCTACACGGCCGAGAGCTACGAATATGTCATGGTCGATGATCTTGTCAGCGTCTCACAGTTGCAGACCGATGATGACGCGAACGGAACCTACGAGACGACCTGGACAGCCAACACGGACTTCAAGCTTGCACCGATCAACGCTGCGCTCGACGGATTCCCATATACTGAGATCGACACCTCTGTGACAGCGCCGCGCAACTTCCCGAAGAATGTGTATCTCGGCGTCCGTGTCCAGGGGGTGTTCGGCTTTCCCGCGACCCCATCGGCGGTGGTTCAGGCGGCAATCATTCAAGCGAATGCGGTCTGGGCGTCTCGAACGTCCCCATTCGCCGTCATCGGCAGCCAAGACCTGGGTGGACTGTTGCGTCAGACACGCGCCCTTCATCCTGAGGCCGCGATCCTCCTCGAGCCGTTCCGCAAGCGCGCAGGATTGGCACGATAATGGCGCTCGGAAACACGTTTGATATCACGATCAACCAGGGTGCCACGTTCGAGTTGACCCTCACATGGGAGGATTCCAGCGGGACCGCGATCAACCTGACTGGCTATGAAGCGCGCATGCAAGTGCGCGAGACGTATTCATCGAGTTCAACGATTGTCAGCCTCACACAGGCTGCGGGTATCACGCTCGGTGGAGCGGCTGGAACGGTGGCCATTCTCATCTCTGCCACGGACACCGCCGCCCTCACCGCGCCGTTCAGCGGCGTCTACGATCTTGAGCTTGTGAGCGGATCGGGCGTGGTCACGAGAGTCCTGCAAGGAGCCGCCACCGTCACGCCTGAGGTCACGCGATGAGTGTCACCGTTGACCTGACGCAACAGATCGTCTCGATCAACGACGATCGAACCGAAGTCACGATCCAGGCTCCAGGTCCTGCTGGGGCGACTGGCCCGACGGGTGCCACGGGGGCCACGGGTGCGACCGGTCCTCAAGGAGCGACTGGACCTACTGGCGCACAGGGTGCGACAGGTGCAACGGGCGCGACTGGCGCACAGGGTCCGCAAGGTGATCCAGGAGCCACGGGTGCAACAGGTG